CCAGATCTGTAATAATTTAAACCCCCTGGCTGTGTTCTTACAGGTAAAACAAAACTATCATCTGGTACAAGCAAAGGTGGATCTACCATTTTTTGTGCTGCTTTGATTGTTGTTTCTGCCATTCTGTTAAGCATTTTTATATCTGGCAAAGCAATCATAGATGGTGATCTACCCCAGCTTTCAGCAGATGACTTTAGCCATCTTGGTATGACAAATGGAAACTCCTCAAAACCAGAAATACTGATTATGTGTCCATCTTCATTATCGTAATAAACTGATACAAATGCCATTGATTTGTTATCCATTTTGTACGGATTAAATTGGTCATTTGGTTTTACACAATGATGTAATTCTATTTCATCGTAAGGATTTTCTTCTGCTATAGCAAAAATTCTTTTACCTACTGCATCACCAAATCTTTTAACAGCAGATCTTGCAGACATTTTAAAAGATCTATGTATTGTGTCTACAAAACCTTTGTCATTTTCTGCTATGTATATTTCTTTTATGTGTCTTGTAGAAAATCTTATAAGTTTTTCATCATCTTCTTCGATCATCATACATGCTGTGCCAAAAACTACTAGATCTACATACAACTCATGTATTTCTTGTTGAAAATTAGATCTGTTAAGAGCAATATACATTTGTCTTGTACTTGCTTCTAACCACTCTCTACTTTCTTCATCTAATGCAAGATTATCGTCTTTGAAACGCATACTAAACCAAGGAGTAGCTGCATTTGTAAGCATACCATGTAGTGATGATGATAATAATTCAGAAGCATGTAAGGCAGTACCATCAAATATTCTATTTGTTCTTTTATCGCCCTCTGTTCTGTCAATATTTACATCAGCTTTTCTTGGTAAAACAAAGTCAGCTATTTCTTGCCAATGACTTTCCCAGTTTTGTCTTTTGTTTTTTAACTGTGAATATTGATTTTGTAATTCGCTTATATTCATTTATTGTCCTAACTGATCTTTTTGTTTGTTATTTTTTGTAAGATTTAACATACCTAAATTATTTCTATTGCTTGTAAATGGTTGACCTCTTTGTTTTGCACTAAACATTCTTGAATACTCATCAACAGCTGCTTGTGGATTATTTGCATCAACACTAGCTGTATTTGCAGCCATACGAAGTGGTGTATTTACTATAGCAGCACCAGGATTTATTACAGATGCACCAGCCAATGCTATCGACTTTATTCTATTTTGTTCTTCTAACATTTTTTTTGATATAGGCACAGATGACATAACACCTCCAGGATCACCAGATCCCATAGCACCTGGATCTTGAACAGCACCAGGAGTATATGATCCATATTTTATTTCATACCCTTTTGATGTAAGCATGTAACCTCCACCACCTGTCCTTTTTGCTTCACCAATAGAAACTAAATATTCATTTGTAATTTTACTTGCTTCACCACCATACCTAATAGGGTTTTGTGCTTTACTTGCAATATAACCACCTCTCGTAGCAGTTATACCTAGAGCTTCTTTTACAACTTTTTTTGCTTTTTTAACTTCAGGACTAACATTGTTGTTATTGTTATTATTATTGTTGTTATTGTTATTGTTAGATCTGTCGTTACCTCTGCCTGTACTAGCTCCCATTTATGCTCCTAATAAAGTTTTCTTTTTTGTATCAGCTTCAGTTTCGTCACCTTGCATACTTGTTAAAATAGTATCAGTATACCCAGAAGATTTTTTTTTAATTTTATCTATAATGTCTTTTTTTGTATCAGCTGGTAAATCCTCTGTTATAGCAACAGGTGGCTTTGGAGCAGCTGGTAAGACAGGCATTACTGGTGCTTTCGGTCTTAAAAATCCCATATTACATCCTTTCTCCCAGTGGGTTATAGTTTGTGCCTATTGCAAACTTATTTAGTTTTTTATTTTCATTAAAATCTAGTTCTTGTATTGCAACTGCACAAGTTCTCCAAGCGTCAGCATAATGACTACTGTGATCATGCACAGGTTTAGAGAAAATTCTTGATTTATCTATCCATTTTCTATGATACCATTTCATAGCGTCTAAAAATTCTTTACACTTTTGTCTGTCAATATAAGTTTTCGCAAGTAATATTTGACCAGCATGTATACCATCTTCTAGTGACAATTTTGGACAAACTTTTATTGGCGACATACCCATAGAATAAGCGTATTCTTTTCTACTATGTCCTGTAGAAAGCTCTCTTTGTTCTATATCATGTGGAAAGACATAATTACGGATATTATAATCTGTTTTTCGTATAAAGTTGGCGTAGTAGTCAAGACTTTTATTGCTATCTGCGTAACAATTTATGACAATTAAGGCACGACCAATCTGTTGTGTAAACAAAATTACAGTTTTATCACTTATACCAAGATCAAAATAGCAATCAACAGGGTATCCAGGATCATATGGAAAGTTTGATATTTGATTATCATCTTCCATTTTTTGTATTATTTTTCCGTAGATAGATCCAGATATGTTTGCTGTCCAGGAACACTCAAATTCTTGTGCATATTGATCCTCTGTCATCAGTTTTCTAGCTGATTCTAGTTCTTCTGGTGCTACTAATCCTGTTTCACTTGCTTTAAATACACAAGTATACCAATCTGGTAATGATTTTGCTTCTTCAAACAAATCATAAAAATTATTTCCCATACCAGCTGGTGTACCAATAAACGTACATGATCCTAGACGATCTGCAATCGCTGGTCTTATAATTTCTGCAAACATTCTTGCATCCATCTGTGCGTATTCATCACAAACAACCTGGTCAAAAAATTGTCCACGACTGGCATCTGGATTTTCTGCTCCAAACAAGGTGATTCTTGCACCATTGGGGAAGTCTGCTCGTAATTCTGTTTCGTTGTATTTCATGCCTGGTATTACCCTAGAAAACTCTTTTAGGTAATCCCACCCTATTAACTTACTTTGTACTCTTGTAGGGCTAAAAAAAGCACCTCTAAAGTTCTTTTTACCACTAGTTAAGGCAAGTTTTATTAGATGATTGATGGCCCAAACAGTTTTACCTGCTCTTCTGTGCATTACGATTACTGAAAATCGGTATTTTGACAGCTTTTCATGTAGCATACGCTGTTGTGGTCTAGGCGTATATGGTATTTTTATAATCTTCAATGTTCTGTTTCTCCAATACTTTTTGGGCCTACCAACTTTAAATCAAGGGCAGCCACTATAAATTTTGCAAAACTCAATGCATCCTCTTTGTTATCGAAACGATCTATTTCTATAATAACTTTGTTAGTTTTTTCATCGCACATAATCATGGCTATGTGTCCGTGAGTATCTTTTTCTCCCATCATAATATACAATCCTGGCACTACAAAATGGTTGCTATACGCAAAACATATATACAAAAATAAGTATTTATAATCGTATTTATAATATTGTACTGTTACCAGGA